ATCCCTACTTGAATATGTTTAAACCAATGGCAATGACATCATTCAATGTCAACTACACCCCTGATGGTTCTTATATGACCTATAGCGATGGATCACTCACCCAATATGATGTTCAGATGGCATTTAGTGAAATTGAACCAATCTATGCTGATGAATTTGATTCAGAATTAAGTGGTGATTCTGATGTGGGTGCTTATAGTGATCATGCCAACATGGGTTACTAAAATGTCAAATTACTTTTCCTATCTTCCAAACTTTGAATATGTCAACAGGATCCCTGGTGAGCAAAACATATCCTCATACATTGAGGTAAAGAATCTCTTTAAGAGGGTAAAATTAAACAATGATATATTTCAAGAGTTAGCAAACTTTGAGAAGTACACCATCAGAGGCAATGACAGACCTGATGTGGTTTCTCAGAAAGTATATAAAAGATCAGATTATGATTGGATTATATTGCTTGCAAACAATATTATTAACATTCAAGATGAATGGCCAATGAGCAATCAAACCTTTGAGAAGTTTATGAATAAAAAGTATGGTGTGGAAAACTATAACTCACCTCATCACTATGAATCTGTTGAGGTCAAAGATTCTACCAACAACTTAACCATACTAAAAAAGGGACTTGAAGTCCCTTCTGATTTTAGTTTTTCTTACTTTGATGTTGCTTTACAACAACAAAAAATTGTTACTGGCATCACTAAGTCTGTATCAAATTATGAGTATGAAGTAAATATTCAGGACGATAAAAGAAATATATTCATACTTAGAGATACTTTGATTCAGACTGTTATAAATGAGATTCAAAAACTAATGACATATCCAGAAGGTAGTTCTCAATATGTCAATAGAAATATAGTGAAGGGAGAGAATATAAACCTTTACTAATCAGGAGTCTGCGAGTTTAGCAAAATATGACATAGCATCGTCGCCATCATCATTGACATCAACAGAGGGTGCTGCATCAGTAACTTTTGATGCCTTGTAAGAATCTTCAAGCTTTCGCATGACTTCTTCTTCACTGACACTCTTTTGTTCTGTTGCTGCATAGTTATCATACTCAGTCTCCTGTGCTGCTGCTCGTGTTGATTTTTTACCTAAGACATAATCAAGACGCTTTTTCAGATCATCGTAGGATTTAAATTGATCAGCAGCGGTAAAGGCAGTCAGTGAATACTGCTTCTTCCAGAGTGCCTCAAGGGCATCATCATCATCCAGGAGTGGTGCAACTTTATCAAACTCAGAAGAATCATAGTTCCAGTAACCATCTTTCTTCTTCAGTTTCAGTTTGAAGTTAGCACCCTGCCAGAAATCAAATGGATTAATAGGTGTCTCATCTTCAAACTCAGGTTGCATGGCATTCATAACCTTATCAAAGATCTTCTTGCCAAACTTATAGAGGAATACACCTCCTTCATTCTGTGGATTAGCAGGATCTTTGACAACATAAATGTTGGCATAGAAGGACAGTTTGCGCTTCTGTTTACGCACAACATCCTTATCTGATTCATTACCACTGTTCCAGAGTTCCCTATTGAGTTCTCCAATAGGATCCTTACCTCCCACTGTGGTCAGGGAGTTTTCAATATACCATCCACCAGGTCCTTGGAAGGCATGAGAGAAGAGTTTTACCCAAGGAAGATCTTCTCCTTCAGGAGCAGGCAGGAATCTAATGACTGCATACCCATTACCTGACTTGTCCATTTCTGGTTTCCAGAGTCGCTCATCTGCGCCTCCACCAGTGTTGTTCATCTTCTCTACTTCTTTCACCAACTTATTAGTCAGCGATCCAAGTGAGGACTGCTTTTTAAGGTCTTTAAAAGACATTGTATGTATTCTCCGTATTGGACGTATTTGGTCTGTGTCCTTTTGCTTGGAAGAGGATCAGGCAGCCTCTAATATAGGGTATTTAGAGAGGGTTGTCAACCCTGATTTTTGATGGTCCTCTTCATATTATTAATCATGGAGGTCATGTTCTTAAAAACTGTAGGCAGATCAGTTTCTGGTGGAAATCCAATCAATCTTGCCTCTTCCATGATGCTTTCTTTCATCTGCTGTGCTGCTGGATCCTCAGACAAACTAAGTCTAGTATAAAGTACCTGTTGTTTATTCAAGAGATCTTCAAGCATTTCAATGTGCTCAAGTTTATCATCTGCATCCATGATATGAAACTTGAATACACTTTGATAAATTTTTTCTTGGAGATCAGTGATTTCAATCATCTCCTTTTTTACAAATTCTGATTCGAAAAAACTCATAGCACTATACTTTTTAGAATTTTTCTATACTTAATTACATCAATATGTAGGAATGAATCATACTTAGACATTCTCATTGAGAGAAATTTCCACACCGGATCATCTAGTTTTTTATCAAAACTATTCTTGAATCCTATAACTTTATTCAAGAGAACAAGAGATTCCAAAGAGATGTTTTTACCAAGGTGTTCTTTCACAATTTGTGGATGCTTTGTCCCTTCAATGTGGAACATATCATCAAACTTCTTACCAGTAAATACATTTTCAATCTCAGATTTAAATGTATAACTCAGGGATTGTAATCTCTTCTTCCAGTCAGTATAGTTTTGTTCACCATTTCTTACAATCTCTCCAATCCAAAGAGATTGTGGATCATCACAACTTACAAAATTACTAACAAAAAACTCTACCACTTCTGCATCATCCTTTTGCCTACTCAGTTTTTCAAAGAAGTATCTGTCCCTCCTCTTATAAAAACTATCTAATGAAGCACGAGACTTACCACCATACCTATGATAGTCATACTTTTCTTTTGTGAAGTGGTTCTTTAAACCAAGATAGGATTTGTAAGCATCAAAAGGTGTCACCTTGGGAATCATAATGGGAGTTTAGCATGACTAGTTTTTTTGAGGAGGTTCAGTTCCATTGCCTCACACTTCAATTTTTCTTTCAGGGGTTTGGACATCAACTTAGGAACTGATTCGATGTCCACACTATTCTTCTCACAGAAAAAGACAATAGCATCAATATAGGACATGTCCTTATTCTCATGAGCAATACTCTCTATCTCCTCAGCAAACTTTTTTGAGGAGTAGAACTTATTCTCTATAAGTTTACTGATGCTGTCTTCAGTTGACTGTGGCATAATCTGATAACTTATATTCAACAAACTCTCTAATATATTTGGAGAGTAAGTTGATGTACTTTCTTTTATCATATTCTTCATAGACTTTCACCTCTCCATCTTCGCATGTCATAATAATAACGAACTTCTTAACCATTATACCAGTCATCTCATATAACATGCAAGCATAAGCTGCGCATTGTACAAAATGACTATCCACCCATGCCCTTGGTTTGGGTTTCTTGCTGGTTTTAAAATCAATCACAGCAAGTTCACCATTATACTCAGCAATACAGTCAACACTACCAGCAACACCAAGTTCATAACTGAATAGTGACTGCTCAATAGCATGAACATTATCTATCTTATCCAGGGTAGGTTTTGCCTGTATAAAAAGGTACTCCGAAAGTGGTTGGACTCTAGGTAGTTCGCGGTTAAGAAGATGAGACTCAGCAAGACTATGAAAGTCTGTGCCCCTAGATGTTGCTTGTTTGGTGACTCTGTTTGCTTCATCATTACCTACCTTTGCCCTCCACTCCCTGAAGATCTCACGTTGGTAATGACTAATAATGGAAGTGATGGAAACTAATTTTTTACCATTGGGTGTGTCATAGTATCTTACACCATCAATAGTCTCTCTTGTGAGACTAGGATAATCAATTTCAATGTGTGTGAACATTACATACCTAATTCATGTTTTGCTACAATGTATTCCTTGACCAGACCACTCCTACAAATGTCCTCTGGTCCAAACTCTACCATACTAAATGAAGGCATGTTTTTAAGGATACGAATGAAATCAATGATTCCATTCTTTTCACCGGTCTTGACCAAATCAGTTTGGGTAGCATCTCCACAGAAATGAATCTTGGAGTTTTCACCCACCCTTGTAATGATTGAGTCAAGTTCATGGAAATTTAGGTTCTGGAACTCATCAACAATGAGGATGGCATTATCAAAGGTTGTTCCCCTGATAAAGGATGTGCTCCAAAAACTGATAGTGCCCTGTGCCTTGAGGTTAGCATACAGCATTTCAAAGGCATTGTCATCAGGCATCTCAAACATATATTTTACCATATTCTTATAAGGAATCTGGTAGATGTCTGACTTGTCCTCATGATCTCCAGGAAGGAATCCAATCTCTCTGGTGGGTACAAGTGACCTTACAATGTAAATCTTCTCATAGGGTGTCTTCTGATCTAAAACATCATGAAGAGCATTATAGAGGGTGATAAAGGTCTTACCTGTACCAGCACATCCATAAGCAACGCTGTGTTGGTTTTTAGCATACTCTTTGAAAAAGAGTTCTTGATTCTCAGTAAGTGCCTCAATCTTTTTTATGTAATCAAGATTGATTGGTTTTTTCCTTTTCATTGATTTATTACTCATACCAAAGGGCACTGGATTACTGTTTCCAATTCCTGTTTTACTTTTTCTTGGCATACTATTTAATCATTACTTTGAGTTGTACCAATGTTTCTGGTTCTTGCCAGTCTTCCAGAAATACCTCCTGATTTTTCAGCCTTCTTAAGAACTTCACCCCATCCAGGATTCTTGTTCACAAGTTTATCTCTCCACTCACCAACCTCAATCCCAAGACCTGGTGTATTTTCAGGTGTAAAGTATCTTTCCCATTCAGGATTATCAGTTTTCCATTGATCCCAATCATGGATACTCATTGATACTTCCTTCTGTTCACCAGTTTCTTTGTTGAGAACAGGGTATGTTGCCATAAAAAGTTTCCTCAGTGTGTTTATATTTATTAAGACCAGTCAAGTGCCTGTGATATCACAGGAAACTGCTCAATGAAGATTGCCTTACAATCATTAGCAAGGTCCATGTGCTCCTTCTGTGTGCCATTAGCAGACCTTAGATCTATGTAATGGACCCATGAACGAACTGAGCCGCTCATATACATTCTGGTAGGCACACAGAGTGGGAGCACATTTCTTGCACATTCCTTTGCCACACCACCCTCAAGCATCTGTTGATAGAGTGCCATAGCAGAATCAAAGAGTGTCTGCATCTGCATCTCATACTTCTGACGCATGAATGGATCCATATCATCTGTGCTATTCTGACGATTCTTAGTGTCCTGTCGTCTTAGATCTGGAAGGGGAATCTTTTTACTAAGCAATGATGAATCAGCATATCTCTGTGAGAATTCTTGGAACGTAAAACTCCTATGACGTAGAACCTGAGCTGCTATTGCCCTGGTTGTTTCTAACTCAATAGTAAGGAATGCCTGCTCAAAAATACTCCAATGCTTATGCTTGATACAGTATTTGATAAGACCCTCAAAGGAATCATTCTCCTGGTTGGAGGGATTGCTAACCCTAGCACAGTAAGCAATATGCTTCTCAGCATCAGGAGTAACAGATAATAGTTTTGCTGTCATTTCTTTTCTGCTTTTCTAACTTTTTTTAGTTCTTTGAGTTCTGCTTTGATGGATTGATAAGCCTCTTCTGCACTTATCTTACCACCCATCTCCATACATGTATAGACTTCAACCCTTGTTCCAAAGTGTTGAAGTGCTCTCTCAAATGTGTCTAGTTCTTCATACATTAGTCTGGATACCCATCATCATCATTGAAAACCTCATCATAATCTCCAATAGGAATATCATATTTAGTGTCATACTTATATGCTTCTGGATCAGAATAAACCTCTGATTCCAACTCATCAATAATAAGTTTTAACTTAGAAATGATTTTTTTAAGTTTATCCTTTTCCATAAAAAAATGGGGGTCTTCACCCCCATCCTACCATCCTCTTGATGAGTTGGCAATTATTTGGTGTAAGTACGTCCACGATAGCAGAAGGTGCCGTGAGTCTCAGTGGACTCAACACAACGTGTGTCATACTCAACACCACGATATGTGGTGTGAGAGATCTGAGCGTCATGCAGGGCAGCAGCCTTTTGAATCTGCTTGCGGATAAGGTTAAGTGTATTCATGATGATTACTCCTAAAGTAGTTGGATTAAAGATCCGTTCCTTTAGTCGTTTGCGTCCCATGGACAATGAGGGGTTGATTCCTCAATGGTAAGAATGACTTCTTGCTTGACAATGTTGTTCATTTTATCATGTGCCTTAACCCTGTTGATAATATCAACAGCATCAGTACACTTCAAATCAGCATAAAGTAAAAAACCAATCATGGGATGAACGCTCCGTTCCGCGACTTACTTGCGTCTCTTGTGAGATGAACGACAGGTCTAGTATAGACCATCTTTATTTAGGTGTCAATGTGTTGATTTTTACACATTAGTTTATTCTTTCTACATTCTTCAGGTAATGAAGGGTCTCCTTAAGGGTTCCCCTGTGCTCAACACCAACCTGAACCTGAGGATAATCTGTACCCACACCAAACTCAGCATCAAACTGTCTCTGCGTAAAGTCCTTATCAAGATAGAAGACTCTCACATCCTCATCAACACTGTGAAGGAGACTCTCTGCCCTCTCACACTCCAGACTACGGTTAGACCATATTACTGCTTGAACCTTAGTCACGTTGCCTCCAGTCATCTGTCTTTTCCTGATGAAACCACTCTGCTATCTCATCTGTATTTTGGAATCCCTTTGAGTGATTAGATGGGTCAGGATCCCCCAGTCCCATCTGTATCATAAAATCATCAAGACCGCCCTTTTCAACATCAGGGTTGGCAACAATTCTCCTTGCCTTTCTTAACATCTCAGCAGCAGACGCATTTGCCTTAGCAAGTTTGTTTGCCCAGATCATATCATCAAGTTGAACTTCCTCACCATTAATAATGCGTGAGCAGATGAACTCCATTCTAAGTCTGTATTTTGTTGAAAGCATTTATCTAAGGGGATTACCGTTTTTATCTAACAGTCCCAGTTTCTTTACCTGAGATAGATTTGACTTCTCTTGTTTCTTTAATTTTTTATACTGCTTGATAAGCTTATCCACCTCACCCTTGGAGATGTTTACCTTTAACTTATCATCATTCTCAACAAATCCAAGACCTGATTTCTTTGTCTCCTCCTTAGAGTCAACATAGTCGTTGATTACGTCTTGGATCTCATCCCTGATAATAGAATTAATCTGTCTTTCTAGTTCCTCATCAGCACTCATTTCTTTTTCTCCTCTGAACCAGGAGGATTCCATTGTTTAGGATTTACCCTCCCTTCAGTCTGATCAAATTTAATAAAATCTTTTTTATACTTATCATAATATTGATCAAAAAGATCTACTGCCTTAGAACAGATAGTTATATCATGAGTTTCTACTCCATCTACCAGATATGTAACAAGATAAGATGTATATGGAAGTGATCTGTTATTTGCTAACTCAGGATCACATGCCTCATTTAAAATTTTAAACATTAGATTCTATCTCCCCATTTGATATCAGGAAATGCTGCCTTAACTACCTCAGATTTAACTTTATATTTTAATTCAAGTTTACCATCCTTAACCAGACAAATGATCTCCGCCTCATCAGGATGCAAACCCTCTAGAAGTTGAATGAACATTGACTCCCTTCTTAGTGAAGACAGAGAGTCATTGCCACCCTTAAGGAAGTGATACAAGTTTCTCCACTCCTTTCTAAGGGAGGTATGATCCGTGCCCAAGGGTGCCTCATTTTTCTTGTAAGGAACTTCACCCTCTGGCATTACACTCACCGCAGTCTCATCAAAGTTCCAAATTAGAACAGATTTCAATGCATCACATTCATATTTTTTGAGAAACTCAATTTTCTTTGCCTTTGTTCTCTGCTTACTCACAAGACCAAGAATCTCGTGAAGAAATGGATTAGGTGGAAGTTTTGTAGATGTTGTCATGGTTATCAAATCAGTGTGAATATTTATTCTGTCTCAGAAAAGTCTTCTGGGTTTTCAAATCTAACAGCAAGAATGTCGTCTGCTATGAATTGTCCATTTTCATCAAAACATTCAGGGTGTGTAGGAATGTATGTGGAATTTCTTTCATAGACATATTCTTTAAGAAGATATCCTACTACTCCACCCACAATTAAAAATAAAATTGAGATGATTGATGAAAGGGTTAAAGTTACAGCTAACATTTTACTCTCCTGGATTCTTTTTTCTGAAGTCCAAGTAAAAGTGAAAATAAAACTCTACTTCTCTGTTTAGGAAGGAGAGCATATTTCCAAATCTTACTTGAAAAGTCTTTGGAACTGAGGTCTTCCTCCTTTTTCTTAGTAGCAACTCTACCCCTCTATTAATGTGGGTTAAGTCACTTGTAGTTTTATTTAGAGGATCTCCTCCTTTTTCTTCCTGGTCTTTTTTCTTGCTCATACTTCCAAGCATCCTGTAGTAACTCATACAAGTAATTCCTAATCTTACGTGCCTCTGGTTTACCCAGATGACCATAACCCTCTCTTAATTGTTTATGTTCAGAGTCATTGCCACCCTCTAGATAATCCTCAAGGTCAAGAATAAGAGTATTGATTTCTAGAGCAGTAGGAGAGTTAATAAACTCTTCCACATCCCTTTTGGTTGCTTTGACACTCTTGAGATATTCATACATGTTAAGCATGAACTTCCCTTTGAATGCATAATCAATTGTATGTTCAACAATGTCGTACATTTCTGTGTGTGTCCAAGTATCCATTAAACCAAATTGTTTTCTTTGAGATATTTAACTGTTTCCATACATCCACCAAGTATTATATCACCAAGTTTTACTTTTGGAAAGGTGGCATCCTGCCCAAAGTGATAAAAATATTCTTCCCTAGTAAAATCCCTTCCCATTTTATACACAGTATATGGAAGTTCTGCTAGTACTAAAACTTTAATAATTTTAGTACAATAAGGGCATCCATTTTTAGAATATACTTTGTATCTTTCTACTTCCATGTGTCTCTAACTGATGGATCTTTTTTTAGTTGAGAAAAATTATCCCAGGAGCATATACAAACATTGTATCCTGGATAATTCTTATCAACCATTTGAGAGTATGCCATACAGGTGGGATAGTCACCCCTAAACCATACTTCCTTTCTCTCCTTGATTACAACATGGTCTGAGATCATAGGATGTTACTTACAGGAACAAAATTAGTCCTGACAACATCTTCCCAGTCCCTCTCAAAGATATCCATACCCTTGTCAGTAAGGATATGATCATACATCTGTTCAAGGATCTTAGGTGGCATGGTAACAATCTCAGCACCATTGTACCATGATCTGATGGCACGTTGCACGCTTCTAATAGAGGCAGACAAGACCTTTGTCCTGATGCCATGGATACGATACAGTTCAGAGATACTCCTGACAACCTCCAGACCCGCTACTGACTGGTCATCTAACCTGCCTACAAAGGGACTGACATAAGTTGCCCCAGACTTAGCAGCAAGGACCGCCTGAGAGGCACAGAAGATGAGTGTGACATTAGTCCTTATCTTCTCAGCAGATAGTGCTTTACATGCTCTCAGACCCTCCCTAGTACAAGGAACCTTAATTGTACTGACACTACCAAATTTGTCAACCAGTCTGAGACCCTCATTATACATCTCATTGGCATCACCCATGACCTCCATACTGATGTCAGGAACCCCAATATCTTTGATCTCCTGATAGACATCATCAGGTTGTCTTCCAGACTTCATAATCAATGAAGGATTAGTTGTCACACCATCAACCAGTCCAGTATCAAAATATTGTTTGATTACAGATGTTTCTGCTGTATCAAGAAAGATTTTCATTTACTTAAATACTCCCTTTCAGATTTATATAAAAAAGTTTTTTCCTTATCAAAATACATGTTGATTCCCTGTTGGAGTTCAGGAAGCAACCACTTTTGAATCGGTAAACATTGCTGTAAGTTTACCGGTTGAATACAATTTAGAACCACTACTGTCCAAAAGGAACTAAGATAATTTATTATTGTGTACATGGGCAGGTTTAAATTCCCCATCAGAGAATGGCACTGACTTAGTTAGGTCCCTACGAGATTCATTACTTATAATGATGAAAGCATCCTTATTATACTTAATGGTGCCAAGTGGTGATTGCCACTTCTTATTATAGTCTTCTCCTACATCAATACCAGATACAGAACAACCACCAATCTCAACAACAATTTTGTCTCCATGATCCCATTCAAGTTTAGTCAAAGTCCTATGAAGGGATTCAATCCAAGTAGATTCAGACATAACACGCTCATCAGGTTCAAGATTTCCAAGCATAAAAAAAGGGGGTATGACCCCCACAGTATAACAGATTTAGAGCATTCCTGCAACCATGATTAAAAAACATATGATTGTAAAGGAGATGATCATAGAACAAGATATTATTAATTGTTTGAGTGTAAAACTCTCACCATTAGGTTCATGATGTTCACTCATCCTTATATAATCTCTCAAGTTTTTCCCTTGAGAGATCCACATACATTACTTCTTCTCCTTCCTCTGGTGCCTCTGGATGTCTAGTTTTAATGGGTCTATCCATTTTACTAATTGATTCAATGTTCTTATACATCAAAGCAAATGAGGATCCTCCAATAGCAAACAAAATACCAAAGAAGAGTAATGCCATCATAGTGCGTTGCCTCTTGGAAGCACTTCCTCAGGGAACACAAAGTTTTCGTGAGGTTGGTCAGCAGGTGCCATCCAAGCACGAAGACCTTCATTCAAGAGAATATTCTTGGTATAGAAAGTCTCAAACTCAGGATCCTCAGCTGCTCTAAGTTCCTGACTAACAAAGTCATATGCACGAAGATTAAGAGCAAGACCAATAATCCCAATGCTGGAAACCCAGAGTCCCATAACCGGAACAAAGAGCATAAAGAAATGAAGCCAACGCTTGTTGCTAAAAGCAACCCCGAATATCTGCGACCAAAATCTGTTCGCAGTGACCATTGAATAAGTCTCTTCGTTTTGCGTAGGTTCAAATGCCTTAAAAGTATTTGATTGTTCGCCATCCTCGTAAAGAGTGTTCTCAACTGTGACTCCGTGAATAGCACATAGCAATGCACCACCCAGGATGCCAGCAACCCCCATCATGTGGAAGGGATTCAGGGTCCAGTTGTGGAATCCTTGGAGGAACAACAGGAATCTGAAAATTGCTGCCACTCCAAAAGATGGAGCGAAAAACCAGCTTGATTGACCCAGAGGGTAGAGGAGAAAGACACTAACGAAAACGGCAATAGGGCCAGAAAAAGCAATCGCATTGTACGGTCTAATCCCAACTAGTCTTGCAATCTCGAACTGTCTGAGCATAAATCCGATCAGAGCAAAGGCACCGTGGAGAGCAACAAAGGACCAAAGCCCTCCAAGTTGACACCACCTGACGAAACTGCCCTGAGCCTCAGGACCCCAAAGTAGAAGAAGAGAATGACCCATAGCATCAGCAGGCGTTGACACAGCCGCTGTGAGGAAGTTAGCACCCTCAAGATAACTACTTGCGAGTCCGTGGGTGTACCAGCTCGTAACAAAAGTTGTGCCAGTAAGCCAGCCACCAATTGCCAGATAAGCAGTGGGAAAAAGAAGTAGTCCAGACCAGCCCACAAAGACAAAACGATCCCGTTTAAGCCAGTCATCAAGGACATCAAACCACCCTCCCTGTTGTTGTTGTAACGTTGAAGCTACCATGACTATTTAAAACCTCCATTAATTTTTTTCTTATTTTTTTTTCTATCCAATACAGTGACTGTACAGTCACTCCAATTACGAACACACTCAAACCAGTGAGATCTTAGTTGATCATAATCATCAAATATAATGGACTTACCATTGAATTCTAACTGATATTGATGTCTGTCGTATGGTTCATTTGAAGTTTGTTCAAAGTATGGCATACAAATCTTAACATAGGGATAGAAAAAAATAGAGGGTCATAAGACCCTCTCTTGAATTATTCTATTTTATCAACCGACCGCAGGAGCGACCAGAGCAACAGGAGTGGACTCGGCAGCTGCCAGGTCCAGGGGGAAGTTGTGAGCATTGCGCTCATGCATTACTTCCATACCCAGGTTTGCTCTGTTAAGAACGTCCGCCCAGGTGTTCAGGACACGACCCTGACCATCAAGGATGGACTGGTTGAAGTTGAATCCATTCAGGTTGAAGGCCATGGTGCTAACACCAAGGGCAGTGAACCAGATGCCAACAACGGGCCATGCAGCAAGGAAGAAGTGAAGACTTCTGCTGTTGTTAAAGGATGCATATTGGAAGATCAGACGACCAAAGTATCCGTGAGCAGCAACAATGTTGTAGGTCTCTTCTTCTTGTCCAAACTTGTAACCATAGTTCAGTGAATCATTCTCAGTGGTCTCTCTGACCAGTGAGGAGGTAACCAGTGAACCGTGCATAGCAGAGAACAGTGAACCACCAAAGACACCAGCAACTCCCAGCATGTGGAAGGGGTGCATCAGGATGTTGTGCTCAGCCTGGAATACAAGCATGAAGTTGAATGTGCCAGAAATGCCAAGGGGCATACCATCAGAGAATGAACCCTGACCGAAGGGGTAGACCAGGAAGACTGCGGATGCTGCTGCAACAGGTGCAGAGTAAGCAACACAGATCCAGGGGCGCATACCCAGTCTGTAGGAAAGTTCCCACTCACGACCCATGTAGCAGAAGATGCCAATAAGGAAGTGGAAAACTACGAGTTGGTAAGGACCACCATTATACAGCCACTCATCGAGTGATGCGGCTTCCCAAATGGGATAGAAGTGAAGACCAATTGCGTTGGAAGAAGGAACAACAGCACCAGAAATGATGTTGTTACCGTACATAAGGGAACCAGCAACTGGTTCTCTAATGCCATCGATGTCCACAGGAGGAGCAGCGACAAACGCAGTAATGAAGCAAACGGTTGCTGCCAACAGAGTTGGAATCATCAGCACACCGAACCAACCGACATAGAGGCGGTTATTGGTAGACGTAACCCACTCGCAGAAGTTCTGCCAGACGGATTGTGATTGTTGACGTGAAAGTGTTGTAGCCATTGTTTTGAAAAGGGTTATATATGAGTGCGGGGTAGCACTAGGTATAATATTCCTGATCTACCCTCCAGATCAGGTATGAAGGACTGTTGTTTAGTGACGCTGTTTAGTCCTGGTAAGGCGTCTAAGAGTGGTGAGGAAATCCTCACCTCGTCTATGTATTTATATTAAGTCATTTTCCAGCATCTGTCAACCCCTTGACGCCAGTTCCAAAACCGTCTAGGATAGGCTTGTCCAGGATGATAAAGGACTATTACGTATCTAGCTCTGATCTCCAATTAGATAGATCAGGAGTAGGAACCTTTACCTGTAATTTTATTTCTTTTTTTTCACTAAGTTCTTTTATTCTTTTCATATCAAAATGCTTAGTTGCTCTTTTAAAAAGATTCATCAGTATCTGAACGTCTCAATATATTCTAATATTTTATTTAGATACATATCAGCATAATATTTGTATTCAGAGGGACAGGTATCTTCTCTTAATTGATCCTTCACCTGAAATAATTTGGACTGAATTTCATATCTTGTTATATGTCCCCTAGGCATCATCTAAGTCCTCTGTAAGTTTTTTTATATTACCTGCTCTCTTTGTCCAGGTGTCTTTGTCCCCATATATATGACCTTTTTTATGCTTTGGATTTATACAATCCCTACTATTTTTATATCCACACACAAGATTACTTAACGTCTCTTCATCTCCTAGTCTTCCAGTGGCCCATATGTGTTGACCATTCATCCAAACAGCACCACAGACTGAACACTCAACCCTACTTAGGGTCAAGTCTGAAACTTCTTTTTCCAAAGATTCATAAGTAGTAGAGTAAACTATTTATCTTCTTGTGATCTAAAATACATTTTTTGTATTCAAGTTATCATTTTATAAATATACACGCGACTGTCTCTCCTCAGAACACATGAAAAGGTTTATTCCTTTTATAATGCTTTTGATGACAGCCCCATTAGCTGCAAATGCTGGTGGTCTGGTACATAAAATGTCATCTAGTGTTCAACTTACGGTTGACTCTGCTAGGACAACTGCTACAAGGTTGGGTTCGCAATACTCTATCAGTGGTTCAAATGTGAACACAACTGATGGAACAACCGCAGGAACTATCTCTACTGGTGCAATTACCAGTGGTATTGCAGCTCCTGGCACAATCTCTGCTACCCAAAAAACTGCTGGTGAGGCATTCTCATTCAGTTCATCTTATATTCAGGGTGATGCTGTAAGCACATCTGCACCCACTGTGGGTACTGTTGGCAATTTCTCCAGTCAGACTTCTTACACTGCTGGTGCTGCTGGAGACCTAGCAGGAACCATTGCCACTGATGGTGGTGTTGCTATCACTGCAGGGGGAGCTGGTACAACTGCAATAGGACAATTTGTAAGTGAGATCACAATTATTGATTGAGGATAAAATGAGAAATTTATTTCTCCTGACCTTGATTTTGGGATCGCCAGCAATGGCGGTCCCAGTTGTTCCTAACTTTACTCAGGGCTCAATGACGAGCCACACTGAGACAACATCTAAACAGACTGAGACAATTAATTCCATTGACTATGCAACAGGATGGCAATACACAGTATCTGGAAACAATGTTTCCAACAATGGCAAATCCCTTTTGCCACCAACAGTGAAGAACAGTGTAAATATGACACCCTTAGGTGGAATAGAAGGACAGGTAACAAGCACAGCCACTGGTTTGGATTTCAGAAACTCCAACTTCTCAGTCACAAAACCAGGAAATGCATTCCAGTTCACCACAACATACCAGGGACCAGGGATAACAAATCAGACTGTAATTCAAAGAACAACAGAGGTTACAAGCGTAACAGATACAACAAGTATCTTCACGCAATAGCAGCACTTACTATTGCTTCACCTGTTAATGCTGCTGACGTTGGTGGTGTATCTGCCACTGCTAATCCAATCGCGAACTCATCAGGATCAGTAACCAACCAGGCAATTCAGGTTTTACAGGGACCATATATTACAAATACTTATGGTGGTGGTATCAGTTGTCAGGGACCAACTGCTAACTTCACCCCGTATATTACTCATGCAAGGAATGATAAGGATCCCTTTGAGACTGTGTATCTTGATCCACAATATGATGCTAGGGATTTTGAAGGAAGATTGGTTGAGGTTCAAAAGAATGTAAAGAACTGGCCTTGGGAATCACATTATGATAATAGGACATATGTAAATGCCGAGGGTGAGACCGTAAGGGCATATGAGGATGGACAGGATATGACCATCACAGTTATGGAGATGCAGGGAGATGGTGTTCCTGATAATCCAGGAAGTAAGTTATGGGATAGACCAACCAGGACAGGGCAGACAAGAAACTTCAGCACAAGTGTGGGACTCTCAGCAACACTATCCCTACCACTTGATGGTGGACTTCAGGCACGATGTAAGAAAGCAGCAGATACACAAACCGCATTGATGGAACAAACTCTTGCTAATAAGAGATTGGACTTTGAGTTAGCAAGACTCAAGAACTGTGGAGAATTGATGATGAAAGGAATCACATTCCATCCCAGGAGTAACTACGCAAGGATATGTGCTGATGTTGTGGTTCAGAATGTGAGCAATATCCCACAACACAGACACTCAATACCCGCCCCTACTTCTTCAATGGGCGAACAGAGCGCAGTGCCTTCACAGCTTGGTTCCTCTGCCTCTGCTCAGCAACCCTCTCAGCAGAGGATTGTGGCGGGATCTTCTTACCCCGTAAGGCAGCAACCTTCTTCAACACCTTCTTCACTACCGGTTTCACAACCTTTAACAAGAGGTCAGCAAGAGGCTTTGCAAGCAACGCAGAACTTGTCGCTACCACAGCAATAGAAGCAGTGGTTGTAATAGCACCAGCATTAGGAATATTAAGTACAATCTGATCAGGTATTGATAATGTCTCTGTAACTGGAAGACATTCCTTACCCACCATCTCATAGGCAACAATCTTCTTATCGCCCTCTATGAGCTTTCCTATGGGGTTTTTAAGTTGTTGTTCCCTACTGGGACACTCTGTATTAGTTGATGGTGGTTTAGGGGGTGGTGGGGCAGCAGGAGGTTCAACCTCCTTTGGTTTTTCTGATCCCTTGACTGGTGGTGGGGGAGGTGCTTTTTGTCTTATGTCTAAATTATTCGTATCATAATTAAGTGGATCAAATGATGGTGTTCCTGCATCACAGATAACAACAACACCCTTATCATCCTCATTCTTTAGGTTTTGATTCTCACTACTATCCTTATGTGATTTTACACAACCAGGTATATTGACAATAGGAGTTCCCACCATAGTTGTTACTGGTGGATATATTGGTATTGCTTGGGGTGGATCACTGGTCAACCACTTGGGCATATCAGGAATAAACACTTCCCTGATATTTAAATTGTTTGTTCTAATATCAGGAATAGGCATCAGCAATCATTAAATGATGTTGCTATTTCTCCACCTAGTTCACTTCCTACATTCTGTCCCAGTAATGTTGCCCAACCAGCAGCTAACCATCCAACATAGGGAATACTAGTGAGCACAGGAGCAAGTCCTGCCGTCATGCTAGCACCTATCATCCCTCCTGTGGATTCTCCAGCGCCCTCCGACTTGAGACATTCTAGATTTTTTGCAGTCAACTTTCCCAAGTCACCACCCTGAAGGTGACGACCTCCGTCCATTGTGTACTCTTCTTCAGTCACAATCACAGAGTTTCCACCAATACCAAAGAACCCATTGTTCCTATTGATATTTTTTCTGACACCCATAACCTTGGGGTCATTAGAGTTGTAGTTTATACTATATCCATCCCTAGTCGCATCAACACTGTAAGATGTATAATCTCCTACAGGCAGATTTATTACAGGAAGATCATCCTTGTTAATAAGATGTCCTAGGATACCAATGTGAGCAACACCAAACAGTGTTCCCACCGTTAATGCTGCCCATCTAAATGTTTTCATATTCAGAAGGGCGCAAAACCACCAACACCAGATACACCACCAGTTGATGATGGAAGACCTGTGACACCACCAGTTGATGATGGAAGACCAGGAACTGCACTCTTCACAATACCAGGAAGGGCACCACTGACTGCCTCTGTTGCAGACTTGATAACCTCTGTCTTTACTCCCTCAACAATAGATTCTCTATTGAGAAAAACATAACCTGTCACTCCCACTATTGAAAGG